GACCTTGATGCGCGAGGCCCACAGGGAGCCGGTGACATATTGGATGACGGACTGAACCGTCTTGGTGGCGACGTCGACCTGACAGTCCGCGATCTTGATGTAGGTAAAGTCGTCCGTATCAGTCATCTCGTCCTGTGAGAAATAGACCTGCGGGTAGCCGGCTTGGTCGCGGTTAGAGGTCGGGAAGACGTAGGCGTTGGTCGGGTCAGGGCCGCAACGGACGTAGGCATTGAAGAAGCCTGGGGGAACCTGCACGGTCGCAAGACCCATCTCGGGCTTGGGGACGACATTCAGGAGGTCGTCGGTCGGGCCTCCGCCCCAGATTACCGGGACGATGTTATTCACCGTGCCGGCCGTAACCGTGGCGAAGAACATATTAGCCTCTTCATTCCAATAGACGTTGAGCTTGAACGGGTGGTCAGAGACTGCGATTGCTTCGACAGTCTGCTGCGGAAGGCCATAGGAGACCCCATCCGTATTGGCGAAGAAGGTGACGTCGTTCGACATCATCGTCCTGGCCGCATCCGCAGCCGTGGCGAGCTTGTTCAGCGCGGACGCCGTGATGGGCTGTCCTTGGGCGAACGAACCCTGAAGGGCGTCGCTATTGAATCCGTTGATGGATCGCATCTTTAAGGAGCGTCGAGGTTAGGATAGATATCCCTGTCCCAACCAGACATACCAGAGAGCATGAGGTCGGCGGTGACCTTGTAGATGCCTCCGAACTGCTCGACAGAGCAGTTGGTGATCAGGAAAGCCTTGCGGATTTTAGCCTGCCATTGTTCGGAATAGAGGAACGAACCTCCGTATCCGCCGGTCGCCAAATCCTTGTAAGACTCAGGGAGCTGATAGACCGCGCCGCTGGTCATCCATCCGACATACGAAGCGAAGGCGACGGCCGTGGTCTCGTCAGGAACATAGAACAAGCAACGCAGGGTGTTCGACGGCTTGTAGTAGTTCTTGACGCCGGCCTTGATGTTGACGACGCCGGCCGCAAGTTCCTCGGCTTTCTGATAGGGCAGGAAGCCGACGAACTGGAAGCCCTGCGTCGCACCGCCGGACGCAACGGCCGGACGCCAGAGTGCGCGGTTCGGATTAGTCGTCGCGCTGGGATCCCAGCCAGTCGTCGAAGGAATGCCGGCGAGGACGCTCGACATACCGCCGGTCGGGCAGTTGATCCTCTGGAAGTTGGGGTGGTGTTCGATAGGCTCGGAAGCCGACGAACCAGTCATCACGACCTGCGTGATGGTCTTGAGTCCTCCGTTGACAGCAGGGTCGATGCCGCAGAAGTCCGCCGTGACGACCAACACTCCGGCCTTGTCCCACACATAGTTCGCCTTCCAAATCCTCAGGTTAGTGAGGTTGGAAGGACAAGAAGCACCGAGCAGAGAAGACAGCGTAGTGCCTTTGGCGAAGGTCGTCGTGAAAGAGGCGGCATTGCTTACGTCCCACTTGAACTTGACCTGAGCCTGGAGCAGCCCGAAGCCGTCGGCCTCGACCTGCCAGCCCGCCTGGGGCTTGGGGGCAAGTAGGGTGTCGCCGTAGAAGAGTAGGGAGTTGTTTGGCATTATCGTGTAAGTCCGTCCGGGGGTCGGGAAGGCACAAGGTCTGGACGAGTGTTCTGTGCCGTCTGCTCGGTCGCGGTGGCGATCCGTTCAAGGGGGGTGAAGGCCACGGCTCCGAAGATGTCGCCTCCGCCCATCTGCTGCATCGAGGAAGCCGCTCCGGCTTCGGCGAGGCCGAACGGGGTGAGTTTCTTTCCGCTTCCTTTGAGCTGCTTGTCGATTTCCGCTTCTGCGGCTGCGCGTTTTTCCTCGGGATAGAATTTAAGGACACGCTGCTTGATCTCCTCGTTCGTCATGTACTCAGGAGAGTTATTGATTTGACGACGAATCTTGTCCTCCAGTTTTTCAAACGGGTTCCAGAATCCTGGGCTTGCGATATCCTTGATAAACTGGGCGATGTCCTCCATGAAGGCATGGAAACCTCCGATGAGGTCGATGAGGATGTTCTTGATAGACCGCCCGACATTGGCGAGCATATCAGCGAGGCGAGCCGCAGCAGAAGTCCGTTCCTCTTCTGCGTTGTAATAAGACCTGGAGGCTTCGTCGATTGCCTTTGAGCCAGCCTTAATGATCGGCAACAAGTCCTTGAATGAGTCGCCGAACAACTTCGTTCCGTAGTAAAGCAGCGTGGCTTCGTCCGTGCCGGCGGCATACGCATCGGCAAGGTACTTTAGTGCCTTCTGGTGGTTGAAAGTGCCGTTGGCCACCTCGTCCATGCCGACGCCCATCTTGGCGAGGATGTTGACAAGCTCGCCGCCCTTGATGCGGGATTCTCCGATGCGGCGCGTGAACTCGACCAACGCCTTGGTCATGGAACTAAGGCTGACTCCGAACGCCTCTCCGATTGCTTCGACGTTTCGGACTTGTCCGATGCTCAGGCCGGTCGAGATGGAGGCCAGGCGGATCTGCTTGGCGTAATCGGCGATCTCCTTGACCTTGGCGAGAGCGGCGGAAAGCATCGCACCGAAGGCGTCGAAGAACGCACCTACCAATGCTCCGATGGGGCCGGCGACCATGCCTCCGATGCCTTGCAGGGTGCTGAAAGACTTTGCGGTTTCGGCGAATGGATTCTTCGCGCCACCTTTGCCCATGTTGCCGATTGACTTGCCGGCTTCGGCAAGACCCTTCTCCAACTCCTTCTGGTCTAATCCGATTGTTACTGATAGGTCGGCCATGGCTTATGGTAGGTTGTTCGCCTTTTTGTAGGCTTCAATACGGGCGTCGAAATTCTTTAAATCTTCCTCTTCCTCGGTGGAGAGGACGTCAATCTTCGCGCCGTTGAAAAGTGCGTGGGCTACGGTCATCCAGACGGCTTCGCCTTCCGGCATCGTCCATGCCTCCTCCAGGCTGCAACCGTTGCGCGTCAGGGTCGAGACGCAGGAGAGGGTGAAAGGAATGCGTTCGATCTCTTTGGCTTTGCTCTGGTTTTCTTTCTTCCAGAACTTCGGGTAGGAAAGAGAGGCCGAAATGCAGCCGACGATACGGCCGATGACTCGGGAACGGTACTTCCGGCTGATGCTAAGGAGCATCAAGAAGAACTTGTCCATGAGGCTGAGAGGGCTGACCATCTCGCACTTGTCATGGGTAGACAGAATCTTGACCGCAAGGATGACATCCAGCGCGGTGAAGGTTCCGCCTTCAGGCTTTAGGAACGGAGAGTCGATGGCCTCCAAGGCCACCCGGTGCCGCAGGCTGAAGGCACGAAGCGTCCTGCCGCATACCTTGTCTTGGTAGGGCAGGACGGTCGTGGCCTTGAGAAAGCGAGCATCCATTCGGGATGCCGCCTGGTTAGGCGATCTCTTGGTACTTGACGGCTTTTACAGAGACCTTGCGGAAGTCCTTGTTCGTACCCTTATCCTCAATGTTCTTGATGATGTAGGTACGGCCTCCCCAGGTCATCTGAGTCCCGTTGGTCGGGATATCGTCGGAAGCCTTGAGGACGCCTTCAAGGGTAATCTCGACAAAGCGGTCGTCGAGCCGGTCGGTGATCACGACGCCGTACTCATCCGCGACTTCGACGTCGAGCTTGAACGATTCGGCGATGGAATCAGACTGCATGGTCATGTAGGTGCCGATACCACGAAGACCGAAGAAATGGGCTACGCCGTAATCAATTTGAGAGGGCATTGTCGTATGGGGTTAGCCAAGTGTCAAGGGGCGGGGGGCATGACGCCCCACACGGTGTATTCGATGGCGTTTCCGTACCGACGCTGGCTCATGCCCTCCTCGTCGTTGGAAATCCACAGGTCGTAGAGTTGTCCGTCCGTGGTCGGGTTCCAGAGTGCCTTCAGGGAGATGACATCGCGCATGGCCCCGATGACCTCGACGACCCTGGCACGGTGGGTGTCCAAGGTCTCGTCGTCGGCCGAGGAATAGACGTAAATCTTCACCGTGGCCTTGTAGTTGCCGAGGGTGTTGGAGCCGAGGTCGTCGACCGCGCTGCTGGACTCGGCGTGGACGATGATGATCGGGATGACCCGGATGTCGTCCGTGACGCCCTTATGGACGGCGACGCCGGGGAACAGCGGCGCGAGGTACTGGGCCACCCTGTTCTCGATGGTGGTTCGGAAACTGAAGAATTGAGGGTTGGACATTAGGGTGTATTGGTAAGGGTGAATCCGCCCTGCATACGGCGGACGACGTCGAGCAGTTTGCCGTGATTACGGGGAGCCTGGAGGTGCTTCAGGATGGCCACTCGCATTGCGAAGGCACGGTGATCCATGGCCATACGCATGAAGTGGTAACCTTGGCTGTAGTTACGTCCGACGGTGGATCCGAGTTTGATGGTAGGGTCGGCGACGCCCAGGCGGGGGGCGTAGACCGACGTCCCTGCACCTTGGTTGGCAATCCACGCCGAAGTGGGCATACGGCCGAGCTTGAGGCCGGCGTAGTACCAGCCGGACTTGAGTTTGCCGACGCGCTGCTGGACTCGCTTGATGTAGGACTGAACCGGCTTCCAGTCGTCGACGTATGTGATAGCCATTTTATCGCTTTCTTTTACCTTGTAAGATGGCTTTCCGCGACGCCGTTCGTGGATCGTCTTGATGGCGGCTTCGGTCGTACCCATGAGGAACCGAGTCCTCGGACTACCCTGCTTGGACTCGATTTTCTTGAAGTACTCAAACTCGCCTTGCCCGATGATGCGACCCTGCTCAAACATCTTGAAGACGTAGTCTGGGTAGTGGGGAGGGGGGAGTTTAATCTTGGCGTTCACCCATGCCGAGAACACGCCGAGGTTGCCGGCGGAGGCCACCCCTGCCGCCGGGGCTTGGGCGAGCGGGGCGAAGATTTTGCGGACGTCGCGGTCGACGGAAGCACGGCCCTTGTCCCTCGCCTTATTGCCGAAGCCGCCCTCACCGCCTTTGCGGATGGACGGCTGCTTGCCCGAGAAAGGCGGGGTGAAGTCGCACATATCCTGCGCGAACAGGCGGGACTGCTGCTTCACGATTTCCTCGGAAGACTTACGCATGACCATCTTGTAGATGGCCAGGTGCTGGGCGAACTGGGTATAGTCAACCCTGACCCCCCTTGCTACCTCGACGACGAGGGGCATTACTGCACCTTGGTCTGAACCTTGACGATCACCCAGGCCGACGGGGTGCGGTCTGTCACGGTCATGATGCGGAACTCCTGCCCGCCATAGGCGACGACATTCCCGAACGCGATCAGCCCCGGATTGGCCAGAGCGTCGGCGCGCAAGAACTTCATGTCGAACGAGGTCTGGTTCATGAAACCGCCCGTCTCCAAGTCCTGCATGATGGCCGGTTGGGACATCAGGGCGTTCAAGGGTACTGGCGTCCCGCTGGGGACGTTTTTGACGGTCACGGCCTTAGGGATCTCGGAAAGGATTTCCGAGGCGTCTGCGGCCCATTCGTCAGTAATTCCCGACATGGGTTTAGCCCCCTGTCAAAATAAGAAACCCGCCCCCCTGGCGTGGGGAGCGGGTCTCGCATTGTCGCTTTGGGGTGTTTTAAACCACCCCGAAAGGTTACGAAGTGAACGCGATGCGCTGGAGGGCGTTCGGGTTACCGACAGCCGAACCGACCAGCCAGAGGGCAGACATATTGTGCTTACCAGCCTGCCAGTTGTACCAGTAGCGGAGAGCGAAGGAGAACTTGCTGTCCTGATCCTGAACGACCATTTGCTCGCCACCGCCCGTGGTCGGGGTGGCAGGAACGCGGGTCACGATGACGAGACCTTCCTTGCAGGAGGCCACGCCGTTGAGACCTTCGGTGAAGGCGTCGCCGGAGACCGGGAAGCCGTTGTACTCGGAGACCGAGAAGCCGTGCAGTTCCTTGCTGATGGAGTTCTTCTGGATGACGTCGCTGTTGCCGTAGGAGAAGGTCTGGGCGACGGAGGGATCCTGAACGAGCTGGCCCATGGCGTCCGGGCTGATGAGCAGCTTGCGGCCGATGTGGGGCAGGTTAGCCTTGGTGAGGTTCTTCGCGGCGTTGGCGACGGCGATGCGGTTGAAGCCGCTGGTCGCACCGGAGTAAGCGGCGGTGGCGAAGTTGGCGGCGGTCACCTTGGACAGCACTTCGTCGAACAGGGACTTCTGGACGGCGTTGGCAATCGGGGCGAAGAAGAGGCGACGGAGGCGTTCCAGGGAGAGGGTGGACGCTTCGTAGTCGGTGAAGGCGACGTCGACATACTTGAGGTCGGCGATGGTCACCGGGACATCCGTCGAGACAGCGTCCGAGGGGACGAAGCCGTTGGCGGCGTTGAAGGTGGTGGCCGTGAAGGAGCCGGCGTAACGGGTGTGAACCGTGGTGCCGCGCTCGGCGACGTAGTTACCGAAGTCGGTGACGGCGATTTCCGTCAGGGGAACGAGTTCGGGGACGAGGGTACGGAGGGACTCTTCAGCGACGAGCTGGAGGGTCAAGCCGCCAATGCTGTTAGACATAGTGGTGTATTAGGGTGGGGGTTGGAAAGATTAGCGAAGGCCGGCGGAGCGGAGGATCGCCACGCGGTTCTTGCTGTAGAAGTCGGAAGCGGCCTTGGCGTCCTTCTGCTTGAGGGCCACCCATTCCTGGGTGATCTCCTCGTCGCTCTTGGGGGCGGCGGAGGCTTCGACGGGGCTGACTTCGACGGGCGTGACGCCGACCGAGGCGGCGATGGCAGCGGCCTTCTTGCCGGCGGTTTCCTGCGACGCGGCGATTTCCTTCGCCTGGGCTTCGGCCTTGGCGCGGATTTCATCGGCGGCGGCGAGCTTGGCCGTCAGGTCGTTGACCTTGGCGGTGAACTCGACGATGGCGGCGTCCTTGGCGGACATCGCGGCGGTCAGTTCGGCGACCTTGGCGGACAGGGAGGCGACTTCGCTGGCCTTGGCTTCGACCTCGGCGGTCTTGCCGGTGAAGGCTTCTTTCAGCGAGTTCAGGCGTTCTTCGAGCGTCATGATGGTTTTAGCCAAGTGTCAAGCCTTGGGCTTGCAGTCGGTGTCGACAGGGGGGCATCCCTCGTCGGGGATTTCGGGTTCTTCCTCGTCTTCGTCGGAGTCCGAGCCGTCCTTTTTCTTCTTCTTCTTTTTCTTCTTGTCGTCGGAGATCGGCTCGACGCCGTCTTCGTCGTCACCCTGCTCGGGCGAGACTTCCGAGATGCGGACGGACTTGATGTCGCTGGCCTTGAGATAGCCAGAAGGGCCGGTCGACGGCACCTGCTTTTCGGCGCGCTCGTACTTGGCGTACTCCTCAGGCGAGATGGCCATCAGGAGGTCGTCGAAGGTGTTCAGGATGCCGCTGATGAGGTTCTTCTCTGCGGCCTTCTTGCCAGACCAGCATTGACCCTGCATATCGGCTTCGTCGGCGTAGGTGCGGACGGCCTTGATGTCGCCGATGAACCACTTGTGGGTCTCGTCGACGTCGTCTTGGAAGAGCTTCCGCTGCTCGGGGGTCATCGACGTGCCGACGAAGCCGGCACCCTTCGCCCAGCCGGCCTTGATGAGGTCGACCGTGATGCCTTCCTCGGCGTAAGCCGCCTTCATGTCGTAGATTGGGATGTAGACGCCGATGGAGCCGACGACGGACGATCCGCTGGCATATACCTCGTCGCATTGGCTCATGAGCCACATGGAGGCGGAGCAGGACTGCTTGCACGTCCAGCCGACCGTACGCTTCTTGCAGGCACGGATGCGGGAAGCCAGCTCGGGGACGCCGGTGACGGTGCCTCCGGGGGAGTCGAAGTCGAAGATGACCACCTCTACCTCGGGGTCGCGTTCGCACTCCTCAAGCATCTCCTCAATCTCCTCGACGTCGACCGCGCCCATCATCTTTTCCAGCTCGGTGAGGCCGGAGCCGATGACGCCCTTGACGGGGATGATGGCCAGGTCACCGGACTTGACGAGCATCGGCCTGGGGCCGAAGAGCATCGCCATCATGTCCTCGATGTCGCCGTTGGCCTTGAGGTCGGCCGGCGAGAGTTCGGCCACCTTGTCGAGGTAAGCCTTGGCCTTCGCCGGCTCGATGAGAATCGGCGCGTAGGTCTTGAAGGCGTTGGAAAGGGAGTACATAGGTTATTCGTTGGAAGTTTCGTCGGCGTCTTCGTCGTCCGGGTCGACGGTGACTTTTTCGCCGTCGTCCATGAACGTCTTCGCCTGACTGTCTCCGACGGAGGCGTTGATGTCGGCGGGGCCGACGTTCTGGGGCTTGTAGAGCAGCGAGAGCGGGACGTCGAACTCCTTGGCCAAGTCCATGAGATAACGCTTCTCGGCGGCGTTCTCGCGCATCTTTTCCTTGGGGTCGAGACCCTCTTCAAGGAAGTTGTCCGTGAGGTTCTTGAGGCCGGACTCGATGTCCATGCGGTTCTGCTGGGCGTCGCGGCCGGCGTCGACGGTGACGCGGCGGGGGGTCGTCCAGGTGACCTTCGTCCAGTATTCGTTGGACGGAAGATAGCCTTCCCTGATCGCCGTGCCGATGACGTAGCCCCAGACTGGCGTCAGGAAACGCTGCATCATGACGGCTTGTCGGTGCGAGAACTTGCGGTCGGCCTTGGCTACCACGAAACGCATGACCGCGCCGCCCGCCTTCGTCGGATTGGCTGTGAATTCGTAGGGAAGCATCCCTGCGAGGGAGTCCCGCTCAAGGTGTTCGATGAATCCGTCGAAGGTCTTGTTCGGGCGGTTCGACTCGAAAGATTCCAGACGCTCGCCGGGGGCGAGTGCCAGCACCTTGCCGCCGAGGAAGGTCGAAGCCTCGCTCGGGTCGGTCATGCCGTCTCCGTAGTCCTGCGGACGCATACCGAACGCCTCGAAATCGGACTGGGTGCCGTCGAAGTTCGGGTTCTCACGGGTGATCGTGCGCGTGATGTCCGAGGCCGTCTTCACGGCGAGTTTCTCCAAAGAGAGAATCTCCAGCATATCGACCAGGTTGTTGATCGAGTGCTGGAGAGGGCTGTAAGCCCTTGCCCCCGAAGCAAGCTCAGGTTCGTACAAGTGAAGAACCGCGTTTGCGGGTACGAGACGGCTGGAGCCGTCAGAGCGGATTACGTTGTAGGAAATGGGCTGACCGTAGGGGCCAAAGAGGATTCCGTCCACCATGCCAGGAGGCACTTCGTTGTTGGACGAGTTGCCGACGCGGTGGCTTTCGATGACTTGCAGGCGGGGTTCGCCGCCTGGGCCACGGGTCTTGATGATGAAGCACTCGCCGTCGCGATCCATCAGGCGGCAGCAGATGTGCTGGAGTTCAAAGAAAGAGAATCGGCCGGTGATGTCGCAGGCGCGGGAACCCCATTGGTTGAAGTACGCCTCGGCGGCGTCGTCCCACATCTCGTCGCCCGACTGGGCCTGGGCCTTGATGCCTCCGCCGACGGTGTAGAGGGCCATGTCGGCCAGCACCTGACGGATGAGTCCCGCATTGAGTTCCAGCCAGCGCATCTTGCGCGTGGTCTCCATGCGGTCGAAGACCGTCATGGTCTTCTTGAAGTCCTGCGGCCAGGACGACCAGATCCACGAACGCTTGTTGCTGAACTTGGCGGACTCGAAATTGGAGAAGATGCCCGGGCCTGAGCCTCCGCCCGTCGCCTGCTTCACGGGTGCCGGCGTAGCGGCCACCTTAGGCGTCTTGGGTTTCCTGACCTGCGGCACGGCAGGCTTGCTGGGCTTTTTGGGTCGCATCAGAGTCCTCGGAAGTTATTGAGCATATTGATCACGCGGACTCGGTCGACGGCACCGTAGGTCTGCGGGTCTTTGACCATGAGGGCGTAGCGGGCTTCGACGAGGACGGTGGAGATGTCCATCGGGAACTCCTTGACGACGCTGGTGCCGGAGTCGGAGTACTCCATCATGGTCTTCCCTTGCTTGAGAAGTTCCTTCGCTTTGGCGACGATCTCAAGGATGTCACAAATATCAAAAACGAGGAAGATACCTTGAGGGCGCGCCATTTGCGTTTAGCCCTGTGTAAAAGGGTCGTCCTGCCCTCCCCATGCAACAACACACAAGAGCCACCCGTGGTTCTTACTAAAGGGCAGGACGACTTGGTTGGAATGTGACCGACGGAGGAGATTCGTCAAGCGGTTTCTTCCTCCGCCTTCTCGTCGGGCTTGCGGTCTTCGGGCTTGCCGTTGCGGTTCTTGCCACGGCCGATGAGCTTCGCCATGAGGGCCGGAAGCATCCCTATGACCTCGGCGTCCCAGAGGTGGTTCGCACGGTCGCCAATCGGAAGCCAGATGGCCTGACCGTTGGGCTGGCGGGTGCGGTGTTCGGACTGCATCTGCTTGCGGTACTCTTCGCCGGCGTCCTCGGGGTAGGTGTGGTGGCCTGCGCGACGCAGCCGGGTCATCGAGTCCTTGAAGTACAGGTTTGAGAAGATGTACAGTTTGCAGGACGTCTGACCGACTTGGATGACCTTGGCACGGGCGTAGGGGCGGTAGGCCACCTTGATGCCGTAGGGCGTCTGGATACGCCACGGGAACTCGTTCTGGCCGGAACCCTTGGTGGCGTTCCAGGCGAACTTCGCGCACATACGGTAGACGCTGTCCGTGTTGGGGCCGTCGCCGGAGTCGACGAACACGAACGAGTCCAGCACCTCCAGTTTCCGCTGGGCTTCCCGCAACTGGTCTTCGGTGTCGCAGTAGCCCCATTGCACCATGCGGGACTTGCCGTCGACCGCCCAGGCACGGACGACCCAGTAGTAGCCCTTCCGCTGGACGTCGACCGCCATGAAGCGGAGCCGTGCGAACTGCTTGGCCTTCTTGTACTCGTCGCGGAAGGGCGGGTCGGTGAGCTTTCCGTCGACCATGAAGCCCTCCTGATCCCATTGGTCGAGCATCTTGTAGCCCTGCGGCATGACTTCGCCGCTGCCGTCGTCCGGGTCGTCGGCCCATGAGAGGGCGAGACGCTTCTGCTTGAATTCGCGGCGGGCGACGTCGTCGCCGTGTTCCTCGAAAGCCTGCTTCGCACGGATGGCCATCTCCGCGAGCTTGCCCCAGTCCAAACCCCATTGCGCGCACAGCGAGTTCCAATGGAATCCGACGACGCCCTTCGGGGCGTTCTGGTTCATTGGGATGTACTCGCCGGTGGCGTTCAGCTCGGCACGGACTTCAAACGAGTCGCGGTAACGGTGCTTGCACGACTTGCACTCGTAGGTGCAGCCGGCCTTGACCTTGTCGAGGTTCCAGCCGTTCGGTTCCTTGGCGTCCTCGGGATAGATCAACTGCTCCCACTCCCACGCCTGGCGCGTACCGCATTGCGTACACTTGAATGTCCACTCGCGGCGGTCGGACTGGTTCCAAAGGTCGGTGATGTCGTCGCCTTCGACGCCGCCCTGCGAGACCAGCAGCGACTTGCCCTGCCAGATGAAGGCCGTGCGACGGGCGAGTGCTTCGTTCAGGTGACCCTTGGGCCAGAGCCAGACTTCGTCGCCGCCGAGGAAGCGGATGGAACGACGCTGGAGGTTCTTCTTGTTGTTCGCACCCAGCACCCAGCAGGTGTTCCGCTCGAAACGGGTCTTCTTCCATTGGTTGCGTTCGGCCTCGGTCAGTTTGGCCAGCGTCGCCGGCGTGGCCTCCCACATGGGTCGGAGCCTGTCCTTCTGCCAGTCTTGGGCGTTGTCGTCGACGTCCTGCAAGAGCAGCGTCGGCCCAGGCGAGCGGGCGGGGATGAAGGTCGACCACAGTTCCAGCAGGGAGGACTTCCCCATCTGGACGGCTCCCATGACGACGACGGTGGTGATCTCGGGGTCGGTCAGCGCGCGGAGGATGGGTGCGAGGAACGGGGTGGACTCGACGCGGAAAGGCCCGGGCTGGGGCGAGCCTGGGACTTCCCGCACGTTCGCTTCCAGCCATTGCACGATGTCGCCTTCCGGGTCTGGCGTCATCATCGCACGGATGTGGGACTCGAAAGTATCGACTGTGTGCGGGTCGATGATCACTCGACTTCGTCGACGCCGTCCTCTTCGGCCTGTTCAACCTCGATGGGGTCTTCGGTGTCGCCTTCCTTGACCACGGCCTGTTCGGCGTAGCCGGCGGCGGCGGACAGACGCTCAAGCATCTTCTTCACCTCGTCGTCGATGGCCTTCATCGCCCTGCCCGGATTGTCGGGGTTTACCCGCGCCGCCAGTTTCGTACCGAGCTGCGTGACCTCTTCGCGGACTTGCGCGAACACTCGTCCGAACCTTTCGATGGCGGTCTGGGTGCGGATGTACTCTCGGCTGGCGATCTGCCTCGCCTGGAGTTCCTTTTCCAGCGTGACGAGCGTCTTCACCAACTTGTCGTAGGTGCCGTAGGACTTGCTGGCGTCGGGCGAGTTGGAAGCGAGGTCATCGAGGTACTGCTGATAGGCCAGAGCCTTGAGTTCGCGCTGGCGTTCGACGGTCTCGTTGAAGTCCTTGTCTGGGCGGACGGACGAACCCATGCGTCCGGCACCGCGAGCCATGTACCAAGCCTCGGCGGACTCGATGGAGTCGATGGGCATACCCTGCTGGATGAACTTGTTGATGGCCTGCTTGGTGACGCCGAAGCGGCCGGCCAGATCGATGGGGCGTACCTTGTCGCTCATCGCAGTTTCTTCTTACGTGCGGCGGACAGTTTCGCGCAGGCCGACTCCGACTTCATGTACAGCGAAGGCGGGAGCCGTAGGTTGCGTTGGATGGTCTTCACCCGTGCGGAGATCGCCGCCCGGGTCAGGTTGTGCTGCTCGGCGAGCGAAGTCATCGTGGGCAGTCCAGGCATCCCGAGGGCGAGTTTGATGCACGTTCCGTGCAGCCTCACCTCCGCGCACGGCGAAAGGTCGATGACGGCGATGACCTTGCGGAGGACGTCAAGCACCTCGTCCTGCGTGAACATTCGTTCGCTCATCGGCGTGTGCGAACGCTCGCGCAACATCCATTGCACGGACTGGAGTTTGTCGATGTCGTAACCTTCGCTCTTCGTCCCCGAGTCGTCGTGGTCTTGCACGGGTTCGCCGCCGAAGTATCGGTGCGCGTACGGGACGCCGGCGTCGTCAGGCTTCGTAGGATCGAACCCACACGCCGCAAGACCCGCCCGCTCCACTTTGGAAAGGCGTTTCCAGAACTTTTTGTATTCGTCATAAAGTTCCATCGTCCGATTCTGGAACGAACAAATACTCGATCGCCGAGGCGACCGACATCATGACGGCGGCTTCCGAGACGAGCATCTTGGCCACCTCTTCGTCCCCGTTGGCGTCCGCGATGTGGGCGGCGCGCAGGATGTTCAGGCCGGCGATGCGTCGGAGCTGCTGGGCGTCGGCGACGAGATTGTCGCAGGCCGCACGGAGTTCGTCGCCGGTGGGGATTCGTTCGTTGTTGCGTACCACACGGCAACCAATGTGCCGTCGGTGTGAACAAGTCAACCCGCCGAGGTGTTCCGTGGATAAATCAAACCTTTGTCATCCCGGCCGAGCATCCCGTGACGCATGGCCTTGCGAACCTTGTTCCACGCCTGCTTCTTGTTCAGGGTCTCGCCGTAGCACCGTCCCCACTCGGAGGCGAACAGGTCGCGGAGTTCGTGGGCGCGGTAGCCCCGGTCGGCGGGGATCAGGTTCAGCACCGCCTGGACGAGCTGCGCGGCCTCCTCGCTCTTGGCCGTCCGGGCGGCGTTGAGCATCTCGACGTGTTCCTTCATCCGCTCGGGCGACAGACGCCAGGCCCTCGCCCAAGGCGACTCGGGACGGCGCGGAGTGATCGGGTTCTGACGGCGGCGGCGGAAGGGGAAGGGATGGCTCATTGGCCAGACATTTAGGCTACGCCCTCAAAGGCGTAAAGCCTATAATGGCTTGGCCATTTATATTTTGTATCATCTACCCTGTAAAGGGTAGATACAAAATAATGTATTGCCTATATGTCTTGCTACAATGGTTGCTA